GCTTGTCATAGCAGACAATTAACTCTTCAATGCCTTGATTCAACAATAAATCTCGTTGGTATAAAGACAAAGTCATCCCCAAACTTGCCACAGCAATGTTGTTTTCTTGACCGTATAAACTACCATACTTCCACACGGATTTTTCGCTCTCGAATAATACAGCCTTCTTAAATTTATGTATGTTATTTTTATTCTGACCCAAGCCATAAAGGTTGAAATTCGTTGGGTATCTATACGTCAATCCCTGAATGGTAATAGGCATATACTTTTTACCGGAATCAACTTCATGCTGAAAGAAATTTCTGCTGCGTATACCAATCAGATTGCCATTAATATCAAGATGGGGAATAATTGCTTTGTATTGATTAAAGTAAAACTTAATGCCAAAATATCTTGCTATCTCTTCACTTATTCCTTCATCTTCCCATACATCAGGGTAATAATCATCGAATATTCTGAGTATGTCTTTATTGAACTTAGGTAACTCAATCAACTCATGCTTCTTCGGTATGTATAAATGTTTATCTAAGAACTCAAAGTCCTCATTATGGTACTTCTTTTCTTGAAGCCCAACTTTCTTCTTATGTGGATTAATACCCTTACACTTTGCTAAAAAGTTGAGTGCTTCAACAAATGTCCAGTGATTTACATTCATCAATAAATCAAATACACTCATTGAGCCACAATTGGTATAGCATAGAAAAAACTTGCTATCAGTGAAATACTGAAGCTTTCTACTATCTCCACAGTGGCATATAGTAGTGAAATATAAATTGCCCTGTTTATCTGATCTTGGATAATCGCTGCCCAAATCAGTTAATATTTCAATAACATCTTCAGTTGTAATTAATTTTAGAATATCTTCTGCTTCAATCACAAAGTCACCTCCATTTAAGAGGTGGTAATCTTATCATCAACCACTTGAATTTTTGTTTTATCTATATTGATTTGCTCATAGTTGTCATTAGTGCAGAACATATCAATGTACTCCATGTTCCCTAGATTTTGATATCCCCATACTTTAACCTTTTTGACTTTTCCACCTCGATTTTTATAGATGGAATAACATACATTGGGATACTTATTTTTCAATATTCCCTTTTGTTTTGCAATAACTGGCTCCAACTTCTCTAATTCTTTTTTTGTAGGCTCAAAAGTAACCATACCTACATCAACTTTATTTGGTAACGATCTTGCACCTTTAACAGCCCTTTGGTCACGAACTTCATCTCTACGTGCTTCATCTGTTGTCTGCGTGAAACCTAAGACCCAAACATCTAATTTCTTCGCTATATTTTTAAGTCCAGTAGATAAATTGAGCAACACTTGATCTTCTCTTGTCGCCATACCTTTTGTGTCTTTTGAGTATTCAGCCATAAGAGAACTAGTTAATTCTATGTAATCTAATGCTACAGCATAGATATCGTGTTTAACTTTATATTCTTCCACGACATGCCACAGATAAGTTAAATCAAAGTTGGGTTCATCTTCGAGAAACAATTTGGTATCTTGAAGGATTTCAATCGCTTTCTGAACCCTTTCATCCTCTTCATCATTCAAATTTCCATGAACAATCTTATCTTCTTCAACTCCACTTATAAAAGCCCACATCATTGGTTCGATTTCTGTATATAAGTCCATTTCAGTGCCAATGTATAACCCACTATGTCCTCCACATGGATTTACTACAAAATCCTGTTCATCATGGCTCCATAATAAAGGGGCAGTAAAATTAAGTAGACGCTTTATCGCTATACGTGATTTGCCCTGTCCTGTATCTCTCGTTTCAAGGAAGAACTTGCCCTTTAAAGCACCACGCATAATAGTGTTAAGGTATTCACTTTCTAAACCCAATCCATAAGATGGTGACTCGCTCATTTGCTCCTTTAACTCTTTGGCATTGTCCCCAGCTTTACGACTCTCATTGCCATCTTTAATGATAAAACTCCGTTTAGCTTCTAGATGTCTCTCATCGACTTCTTTCATGATTTCTTCCAGAGTCTTCTTATCAAATATTTCCTCTTGGACTTTAATTAAGTTAGGGTCAATCTCATCTTTGTCTAAGATGTGACTAATATTTATGCCTTGTTCTAGATAACTTCTCAATAAAGACATTTTCTTAACTTTGTTGTAATGGTAGTCAAAGTTTAGAGGTGTTGCGTCCTCTAATACTTTATTCATCCATTCAAGTCCATCGTACTTTTCAAATACCCTACTGTATTCAACTGGGTTTGTGTTGGCTAAGTATCCTTCAATTTCACCAATTGTTATTTCTTTAACCCCTTGATGAGTTAAATTATAAATACAAGTAAAAATAATCTGATGAAGTGGATCAATGGAGAAATCCTTTTGTTCAAGGTAATAGTCTCTCATTTTAATCCTATTAGGCTCCTGCATCAACACACCCAACACTTGACATACAGAGCGTTTATCATAATATTTTTTTATCGTTTTATTGTTCGCCATCCTCTTCCCCCTCAACAACGCTGCTAAACGACAACTGTTTTATATGGTTTGTTTTTTTACTTGAAGGCTTAATGCTAACAGTCTTCGTCACTTCTTCGGATTCAAAGTTATCCATATACTCTTCGACTTGATATTTTTTATTGTAATGCTTGGCTGTTCGGTCATAGTAATATGGAATAATCCCTAATCCTGAATCTTCAAGTACTGGATTATCTAAAGTCTCATGATAATACTTTAATGTAGCCAACATACCCCAATTGGTATATTTATATGGCTCACTCCGAAACTCTTTCAATTGCTTAAACATCATTCCGGTTGGCTTTTTAATTTTGTACAGTTCACAAATATACTCGAACAATTCATCCCAACCATCTTTATTGCTGTTTAATTCTTCTTCTCGTTTCTCACCACATTCAATGCAATAATATTTGTTGCCAATTTTCATTGTGTCTTCTTTTTCATTCTTCTTCTTGCAAGTAGGACATATTACAGCCATTTAATCACCACCATTATGAAAATAGAGGGAATAAATCCCTCTATTCTGTTGTGTATTCAAATTTACAGACCTAATTCTTCAACCAAGTCTCGTACTTCGGACAAGATTAAACGTAATTGACCAACTTGTTTAGGTTTAGATTCGGCAACAGTTGCGTCTTCTCCAAGGTGATCCTTAACAATGGCAAAGTAACGTTTCATGTTATCACCATCAATATCTTCATCATCATGGGCATAGATTTGTTCTGCCAACGCCTGAATTTGCGATTTTGCCTCATCAAATCCAATTTCTGGTGTAGTGTTGGATTGTAACTGATCCTCAAATGAACCAACATTTTCGCCATGTTCCTTTTGTTCATTGATTGCATCTTGTAATGCTTTTTGAAGGTTCTCTGCTGTGAACTCTTCAAGATATGTAACCATGTTGTCCCATTTACTACGTGCGAAGTATTCTTCAGTTTCAGCTAAATATGCACTTGATTTAATCACCTTGCCATGTTCATCTACACCATTGGATGTAAGATATGCAACAACATCACAACGGTCAATTACTGGCTTTACAACTCGTTTCCAATCACCCTTTGGAACACTTTTCTTAATATCTTCTTCTTTATCAATTGTGATAAAATCTTCGTGAGCAATCCAAAGAACCGTGAAACCAAGATTCATAAAATCATTAACTACTCGATAGAATTCATTTTCATTACGTTTGTAAAGTTTTCCGTGTCCAATATCACCTAATTCTTGAACATCTGCTCCGTCAACAATAAACTTTTCACATGACTTTCCTAATGCAGTTAAACTATCCACTACTAGCGTTTCGCAGATTTGTTTAAATTGGTGAAATTTATTATTAGTTAGGTCAGCATTGTTTCTAACTAATCGATCATACATTCCTTTTTCTTTCACCATTGTAGCGGTAAAATCTTTAAAACTTGCCCAGTCATGGATCTTAAGTTTCTTAACCCCACCAATTGCATTCAAACCATTTTGCTCTAGTGGGATGAACATTGGCTTGGGGAACTTAGTGCCTTGGAATGATTTACCTAAATTGTTCCCTCCAAAAACCATTATAATTTTACCTTCTAATCCTTCAGAAACCACTGATTCAACAACATCTAAGAAATCAAATGCCATATTTAAATTACCTCCAAATGTATAATTATTTTATAAAATAGTTCTTTTATCGTAATTTTTATTGTTAATTTTATATGTGTCTACCCACCTTTTTAGCAGGTAGACACCGTTATGTATTGCTATATTATATCTTAGAAAGGAATCTTATTTTTTCCACCTTTAGAATCCTTGGAGCCAGAACCCAATCCCTTACCTTTCTTATCCTTATCTTTGTCTTTATCCTTGCTCTTTGTTAACACTTCTTGTTTCTTATTCTCACGTTCAAC